ATCCGATTAGCCACAGCATTGATCGTGTGCATATCGGAAATGCGAATAAGCTCGTCATCCAGCTTGTCCTTTGCCTCGGCATCAGCCAAAGCAGCCTTCTCTTGCTGGCCTTCAGCACGCAAGAAATCTGCATACGTCCCGTGCGCCAGGTATGAAAACCACTCGTCAGGGACATTCACCACCGTGCCAGATGATCCGTCACCATACGTGTCAGTCAGTTGCTTCTTATACGTCACATACGCAGAGGACAAATCCAAGTTGCCGTCAATTAACGTAGCACCACTATTCTGCACGTAAAACTCAATCCACTGAGCCGAGGCGGTCTGATACGGCTGCGTCCTGTGAATCTGCAAAAACGTGTCAATACCACTCAAGCCGGCCTGCGTAAATGGAACGGCACCACCAGTAACCGTGCGAGCCTCACCGACAACCAAAAATCTAGGCCAGTAATCAGTCGCACGATACGCACGCTTGGCCCGGCTGTTAATCATCGCCTTAATACGGGGAAGCTCAATAGAGGAAAACTCCACTCCGCACATGGCTTTGATGAGCGGCAGCAAGTCAGTGGTGTAGTTCTTCGTCTGCACGGGTATAAAGTATGGTTAAACCCCCTTAAAGTCAATCAGACCAAGCACTAAGCCCTATGGGAAAATAAGTGTGGATGTGTTTTCTGTAAGTGTCGCAAGGTGTTGCGGTCATTCCACCAACCGTCACCAAGCCATTGAGTCAAACGAAAGAACTCACGCTGCGGAATCTCAGCCAAGTGCATAAGCCCACCTCTGGACTTAGTGCCCTTGTAGTCCTCAGCAATACGCGCAGAATTAACCTCGCGCTGATGCTCAAGCTGGTCTTTCAACTGCTCGCCCGTCATAATCTCGCGGATCACGGCGGCAGTCATCGCCTCTTGGGACTCAATTATCTTTGCCATTGTAGAAATAGGGTGAGGGCCATTGCTGACCCCCACCCCAATGTTCTAGCTCAATTAGGCGAACTTGCCAGTATTGACCACGGTAATGGCAACAACCACCTTACCAGCGGTAAGGGATGCAACCGTGCCGTTCCACTCAGCCACAATGTCAGTGGCGGTGTTGGTCAGACCAACAAGGTCAATACCACCTGCGTTAGCAGCCTCGAACAGATCACCAGTGTTATACACAGGTGCAGTCATGGCATCAACGTCAAGGGCATCAATCAGCTCGTCAGGATCACCAGTGGTAGTGCCAACGTCAAGGGTGATGTCAGAAGCACCGACAAGAGCAGTAGCTTCGTAAACAACAACCTGCTTGACACCACCGCCAGCCGGAATCTCACCGATGGTTACTTGATTTGAGGAAGTGGCATTGGCAGCAATGTGCTCAAAGTCAGCCACGTAAATGTAGGTTTCCTCAACGGACTCGTTATTAACAAGTTTGGATACACTCATGGTAGTAGGTCTTTCTAGTTAGGATTAGTATGCAACCTTACCGTGGGCGAGGGGCGATTTGCAAGCCAAGGTCAGCGAGCAATCAACGTAACCGCGCTCACCACCACCTTGGTTCTCAAGGTCGGTGCTGCCCATCGGGATCAGAGTGCCAATGCCAAGATACTTGGGATCAAGAACGTAACCTTCGTTGGTGGATGCACCGGGCATACAAACGGGGTTGGCGTTCACGATCTTAACCACACCAAAGTCGGAGTCGAAAAGCGACACGCTCAGGGTGATCTTCTTGGAACCAGCTTCCTCATTGATCTGATAAGGAGTGGCGGTGGTAGTTCCTTCGGAACGGGTGAAGTTGGCGATCACCTTGCGGAGAGCCACGTTAGCAACCATGGTCAGGTTGCCCATTTCACCAGTCTCGGTGTAGATGCTACCAAGGATGTCGTTCAGGTCGGACTCACCAAGCGAGCTGGACTCAATAGAGGCAGCAGGCGTGCGGTAAGCAGCAGGAACATCGCTGGGGCCAGCGGAGTCGATCCAGTCACCAAGACCGCGCAACTTGTAAGGGTTCACACCATCTTCGGCCTGACGGTCGTTGTTGGAGCAAACTGCGAACTCAATGTCACGCTTGATCTCACGCATGGCTTTGGCCTTGGCTTGTGCAAGGTTAGCAGGGCCAACCGAGGAAACTGCGTTTTGCAGGTTACTCACAAGGTAGTCACGGCGGAACGACTGAATGTAGTTGCCGAGACGTGCGCGGGATGCGAACTTGTCGGTGAAGGAGGTAACATCGCTACCTTCGTTGATGCCGTCAGCATTAGGCGAGGCAAGCTCGTCAACAGTCCACTCATGGAAGGTGGAAGTTGCAGAACCTTTGCCGCACAGAGAGGTGACGGGGGCTTCTTCGGGGGCAAGAATGGTAAGGACATCACTAAGATCCTCACGGTTGCCTACCGCCGAACCAGTAGAAGTAGTGCCGGTGGGGGCACTAGGGCTATATGTATTACTAAGGGCCATTGTATTTGTAGGTTAGGATTGTGTAGCTTTCGCTATTTGGTAAGCAACTAGATCGTCTGGGCTTCCAGTCTCCTGAAAGCGTGCGTAGGCAGCTTCTACTTTGGACTTGTCACTTTTGCCTTGCCTTGCCGCGCCAGCTCCAACAGGGGAAGCGGGTGGATTCACCTTCAACTTCTTCCCTGCGCCTTTGGGAACGCTAGGTTTTTGTTTGCCAAGTTTAGAATTAACCGCGTGGGCTAATATGTATTCGATGTCTACTCCCAACTCTGGAGCGTGCTTTGCAACTAGCTCGTTGAGCTTGCTGATATTAGGGCTGTCAACCAATGACTTGTAGGCTTTTCCAAGCTCGGATTCTTCGTCCTGAATCTCAGGAACTTCTTTCCTAGCTTGAGCTTGCCAGTATGTCTTGGCCTCAGTGACTTGCTCTTGCTTCTTTAGGTGCTGCGCCTGGGCGGGGAGAAATTCACTAATCCCTTTCCGTGCGTTTTTGTTTGCTAGTCGAAGCTGCTTCTTGGTGAACTCTTGATCTCCAACCTCGATGATGTCATCAGGGCCGTAGTCTGAATGTTCCTCAAGTAGATCGTCTGTCCACTCCAACGTCCGTTCCAATTCCTCATACTTGGTCTTGATGTCGTCAAACGACTCCAAATCCTTGAATGGGTTTTGATCTTGCGGAATCTCTTTTTGTGGTTTGCTGGCCTTGATATCCTCCAACGCTTCTTCAGCGGCTTTGGTTCTCGCGGTCAACTCACCGATTCGACTTAACAGGCGACTCTTGCCTTTCTTGGCAAGCTCCTGAATCTCCTCGGCAGACAAACTAAGCAGGTCTATCTCGGATTCTTCCTCGGCTTCTGTTTCCTCAGATGCTTCAACTTCGGTTTCCTCCTCGGCTTCGGTTTCCTCCAATTCACCTTCCGGCTCCTCGGCGGTTTCCTCTGCTTCGGGTTCTTCCTCAACTTCAGCCTCCTCTGCGGGTGCTTCGGCTTGGGTTTCCTCCTGTTCGCCCTTCATCAGACGTTCCATAAGTCCGTCTTGAGTCAGGTTTTCTGCGCTGTCTTTATCCCCTTCAGCGGTAGGGCTGTCTGTTGCTTGCATATCTTAGGACGCTCGTTTAACGCTCGGCGGTAGCGAATATGAGTAACCTAAGCAATTTAGTAATGATTTGTCAAGCGACCACAAAAAACCCCGTATAAGCGAAACACGAAAAACGCTTATACGGGGCTTGTTCGTTATGAACAACCAATGAACAGAACCACTGTCAGAGACAATCTATGCTTCAGGCGTTAGCAAGTCAAGCAGGTATTTTGCACAAGCAATGCGCCCAGAAATCTTCATTACCGTGTCAGGGTCTTTGGCTTGCTCCATAGCACCAATGTAGCTATCAAGCTCTTGGCCGATCAGCCAAAGGATATACTGGTATTCGTCTTTGTGCTTGAGCGACTCAACGGCACGCTCTAGGTTCATAGGCTCCTGCATGGCTCTACGCTACACGTTGCTCGCAAGCTGGCAAGCCTATTCTTGCATCGGTGCCGTAGGTGCGCCACCCATCTGCGCGGGAGCGGCACCCATCTTGCCAATCTGAGCGTTCTGGGCCTGCTGCATCTGGAATTGATACTGGCTCGCATACTTCTCCAAACGGGCAGCAAACGACTCGTCATCCTGCAAACGCTGCATCACGTCAGGCTGCTGCGTATATTGCTGGATCATCTGCATAGCAAACTGCGCCCCGTTAGGACGGGCGTTCATCTCAATACCAGAGTAGATGGATACAAGATCGTCCTTCACGTCCTTCATCATGCGCTCTTGCGCTTCCTGTGCCGGCTCAAGGATGTGGTCAGCTAGGAACGGATCAATGCCACCCAGCAGCACTTCCAGCAGCCTGTCGGTATTCATGCGGCCATTGCGGTCTAGCTGCAAGTAACTAGCTGCAAGCTCGGCCTTGGCTTTGACTGTCTCAGGGTCGTTCTCCCTAGTGTCAAAGGACACCATCAGGCTAAAGTTCTCGTCAGCATCGCCCTTGGTCATCACCTGCGGGTTGGGATTGCCAGTAACTTGGAAGAACACCTCGTCTGGCCCCATGCGCTGAAATAGCTTCCAAGCCAACTCAAGCACCTCCTTAACGTGGTCGAGATACTTGTTCACAATGAACTGCTGGCGCACACCAGATGCAGGGTCGTCCTTTGCCAGACCAACAGCGCGGTCTGCTTGCATATCCATCTGCGCTTCAATGCGCTCTGAGCCGGGATCATACGGCGGCACAGGCGCATACGCCAACTCACCAAGTCGGCGGTATGGAATCTTACGACCTGGCCCCCAATCACTTGGCGGTCGTCCTGCTGGGTGCATCATTGGCGGCAAGGTAGCCAGCGATGCGCGATCAATACGGCTGTCACGCTCAGTCTTGATCTGAAGCTGTGGCCCACGAAGGATGTCGCTAAATGTCTGCGTCTCGTAGATTCGCTTCTGGTTGTTGCTCAGGCGAGTTACCACAAATGGGTAGCTGTCGTAACCATTAAGCAACTCACTCTTGGCGTAGCCCTCGGTATCAGGGTGGAAAGCGGTGCAGTAAATGCCCTCGCTGCCATCCTCGTCATCAATCAGACGCTGGTAGGCGTAGACAATCATCACCAAGTCGTTCTCGTCCTCCATGCCCGTGCGGTCGCTTCGGAATTGCTCTCCGTCACCGCCGTCATAGTAAATGGAATCCTGTCCTCGGAGTTTGGCAATAGCGTTGTCCACCCACTCCTTGTCCCAGCCCTCGTTGGCAACCTTCTTCTCAAGCTCTTGCGCTGTGTAGAACGTGCGCCAGAATATGTAAGGTGCGCGTTGCGGGTCATAGCAATATGACGGCATCACAACTTCTCCGTCAGGGGCGCAAGCATGGACAACCGGGCAGTCTACTGTCTCACGCGGGACACTAACCTCTGCCACGCCAGTCCGAGCCAAATCTTTAACGGCCTGCTTGATACGCTTTGGCATCATCTCTGGATAGGCCGATGCAATCATCTCCACGGCAGCATCTTCTTCACCGCCCACAATCGCATCTGCCAACTGCGGCATTGCCTCGCTGATCTGCTGCAACGTCACGGTCTGCTTGTATGTGCGGCGCTCTTTCTTCCAGCCGACATAGGAAATCATAATACCCTTCTCAAGCAGGTAGTTGGCACCCAATTCCATCTGTTTACGGAAGTCGGGAATGTAAGACTTTCGCATCCACTTGAGGAACGATGACACCACCGCGCTACGAGCAACACTAGCCTGACTCGTAGGAAACGCCTTGATGTGGCTTCGGTCTAGGGCTTGGTCAAGCAGGGACACAAACGTGTCAATACGCTCACCAATGACATTCACCTCCATATCGGAGGCACCCTCCCAAGGGAAGGCGTTGGCACCATGCTTGCGTAGATCCTCGCTTTTTCCGGGCCAACGATTGCGGCGTTCATTATACGAGCGCAGGCAATCCTGCATATACTCGTCCATGTCCAGCAAGGAATCCTCATAGGCATCCTTGAGTGCGCCCACGTTGGGTTCACGCTGGGCATAGATCATCGCCTCATCTTGGGCTTCTTCAGGTGTCATGGCTCCCATTTATAGTGTTCTTCGTTATTAACGTCAATCTGCGTAACCTTAATTTGCTTATTTAAGAGCTTATTACTAAACCTCTTAGGAACATTGATCTTAACTTGTTTACCATCTTTGTCCACCCCCTTGAGCCACATCGGGTTCTGGAAGCTGCCAGTCACTAGCACCTCCTTAGTTTGAGGCTTTTTCTTCTCTGCCTTCTTTTTCGGGGCTTTCTTGGCTTCTGCTGTTCTTTTGTGGTATCCCATAGTCTTAATATCCTCCGGCACCTTGGCGGGTTACGCCTAGCCTGTTGGTGTCTACGTGGTCAATGTCTGTTACGCAAGCATAGCGAAGCACGTCAATTCCGTCCTTCCACGCCTCCTTCAATCCTCCTTCGCCAGTGTATTCTGACAACGCGGTAATGATGTTCTGGCACTCGTCTGTCACGTAGAATTTAGGTCGGTTCACGCTATCTAGCGGCTTGCTTGTATCATAACTCATCTTACTAATCAACGCCTGGATACCGTCCTCAATGTCGATTCCAGGCGCAGGGATGCAGACAATGTCTTTCTCCGCTAAGTCCTCGATGATGCTGCTGCTGCCGTCTTGCCCCTGATACTTGGCCGCACCAAGGCGGGGGTCAATGATACGCTCGTAGATTTCCTCGCCCTGCTCCAAGTCTAGGATCAAATCAACGTAGTCCTTGATGCCGTAGCCAAGACCCTTGGCACCTTCACCCGGCACCCACTTCCCGCTTTTCCATTCAGCCCAATCACCGATGGTGCTATCGGGCCATTCGCGGTAAACCCAATACGTCCCCGTCTTGTCCACCGCAATCCAGCACATGAACCAATTCTTGCTGCCGGCAGGGTCGATAATGCAGTAGCGGGTAACATCTTCCTTGGGAACTTGGTTCTCCGCAATGACGTTTACCTCCTTGTTGAACTTAGGGAACTTGGTGGCCTGCGACTTTACTGGCACGCCGTAGGCACGAATCAGAATCTTCTCCCTTGGCTCGTTCTTCAGGTCGCTTGCCAGACGCTCGTAACCGCTCCACGGGTTATCCTTAGTGTGCAGGTAATGTATTGAGGCATTGCGCTTCTTGCTCTCTTGGACATACGGAACCAGCTCACCATTAAGCAGTTCTGCCTCCCGCGTTTCCAGCGTCTTAGCCTTGTCCAAGTAGTCCTTAATCACCTCAGTCCAGCCGTCAATCGGCGTAAACGTCACCAGCATCTTGGCATTGCGGGTAGCCAAGCGAAACCTTAGCGTGCCGATCAGCTCGTCACCAAGCAGGTATTCGTCCAGCCACACACCGATGTTGTGCCATACGGGTTCCTTGCAGCCAAGCTCCGCGCCCTCCAGAATGGTCGGGTTGTTCTGATACTGCGAGTAGGTTTTGAAGATAACCTGGCTCCCATTGGGCAGGATGAAAGACGAATCAGTAAAGCCGTTCTTGCGGGTGAAGCTGATGTAGGTGTTGGTGCCGGTCTGCTTCTTGCGGTATTCTGGTGGTAGCCACTTGTAAACCTCGGACTGCTGTTGTCTGACGCTCACCTCGCTCGTCTGGGCAAAGCACATGATGGTTGAGTTTGGATTCTCAACCGCAGCCTTGACCACAAAGTATGCGCCAAGGTTGGTCTTGGATGCACGGTTCCCACCTAGACACAGAATCTCATCCTTACCAGCGGTCATCTGCTCCTCGCATTTGCGCCACTGTTCCAGCTTGTAGCCGAAGCGATACGGGTCATCAATGGAGTCGCGGATAGCCTGCTCACGCGCCTCATGCAGGGCAAGCACCTCCTCTGGTGCCATCTCTGCAATCTCCTCGTCCGATGGGATGTCGAGGATGGGGTGCTTAGTCCACTCTAGCAT